CGATCGGGAAAAAGAGATCCAGCGAGAATGCTATGCACGCAATCGTGAGGACCGAAAGCGTCGCCTGCGAGAGTACCGCGTGGCTAATCGCGAACGTGTTAGAGCTGAAGCGATGGCGCGTCACAACCGTCGGTTCGCGGCCGAGCCCGAGTACCGAGAAAAGCATCGCGCTAATACTCGCCTGGCGCGGGCCAACAAACGTTTTAGCGCGAGCCCATTGGGGGCGTTCTACCGAGAAGAGATCAAGGCTTTCTATTTCGCTTGTCCACCTGACATGGAGGTTGATCACGTTCATCCGTTTCGCGTCATGGAGGGCAAGGAGCACGTCGCTTGCGGACTGCATGTTCCTTGGAACCTGCAGTATTTGACGGTGAAGGAAAATCGGACGAAGGGGTCCAAGTTAGCCGCGACGTGCATTTCCTCCCTCACGGTCGAGGTTGATTTGGTAACAGTGTAGGGCGTCGGCCCGCAACGACGCCCTACATCATTTGGAGGAACTGAAAATGGACTTCGTCGCGTGCAAGATCGCCCTCGGCGGCGATTCGAACAACGTCATCCATCGCGGCCCCGACGCGCCGGTGAGCTGGCCCGAGATCCGGGTGCTGCAGCATTTGCACGGCGAGGATAACGTTTTCGACTGCGAATATGTCGGCGAGGAGCCGGCGACCAGCCAGGCGGAGAAGATGCGGCTCCTGGGCCTCTACGGCTCGGAGGCGGTCAACATCTGCTACCCTGGCGCGCGGCCGATGATGGACATGGACTTCCCCGGCGACAAGGAGCCGATCGCGGTCAAGCGGCCAGAGCGCAAATTGATCGCCGACATCCAGAAGACGGAGTTCACGCAGGACGAACTGCCGCTGCAGCCGAACGCGCCAGACACGCCGAAGGAAACACCAAAGCAACGGGCGCAGCGGCACCAGGCGGAGGTATGAAATGCCGCTGGGCGTCGCTCTGTCGGATCTGCGTTACGAGCTCAGGGCTGAAATCTACTCGAGCCTTTTGCCGGCGCACGGTCTTTCAGCCGTCGACATGCAAAACGTCATTCTGGAGCGCACCCAGCGCGAATTGTGGAACCTCTACGCTTGGCCGCACCTCGACTATCACGTCGATTTTGACATCCCGGCCAACACCCAGTTTGTCAGCTTTGACGCGACGATGCCGTTTGAGAACGTCGTCAGTCTATGGCGCAATTACAATCCATCGAACCAGCAACCCTGGATCCAACTGCGCTACGGTTTCGAGGATTCAATCAACGAGCTGCTGGCTTCGTACCCGCCGACCCGGTGGCGCAATGTGGTTACGGTCGATGCGATCAGCGGGCTCACGCAGTTCGCCGGCCAGGCGCAAATCTGGCCGATCCCGACCCAGCTCTCGCACATGCGCTGGCATGGGCAAGCGCCGCTCAACCCGCTCAAGGTGGACACTGACAAGTGCATGATTGACTCGACCGCGATCGTGCTGACTGCCGCGGCCGAACTGCTCGGCGCGCAAAAGAGCGAAGTGGCGTCGCTGAAGGGCAGCAAAGCGCAAGCCTACATTCGCCGCCTGCTCGGGCGGTCGGGCGCGAACAAACGGGATATTTCGGCGATGGGCCAGGGCCAGCGCGCCCAGCCGACTTACCAGAGTGGCGCGACCCCCTACCTCGACTATATCCCGGGGCCTTGAGCCTTGCCCGCCTATCAGATTCAGGATTTTAAGAGCGGGCTGGATCTCCGCAAAAGTTACGCTACTGCGCCCGCTGGTTCGTTGCGCGTACTGCGCAATTGCGTGATCAGCGCCGGGGCGGAGATCGAGAAGCGCACGGCGTTCATTTTATGGGGGCCCGCGCCAGCTGGCAGTCTTGGTTGCATGTCGCGCAATGGCGTTTTCTTTGTTGTCAAGAACGGGGCGTCGGGAATTGTTGGTTGGTCCGGCGCTGCGCCGAATGGCGTGCCTGGCGTCATATCGCTGCCGTTCCCGGCTGGCGTCACCATTACGCGCGTGGCGGATTGGGATCTGTTCAACGGTCAATTTTATATCGTGCTCGCTGGCGCAGATGGGCTTTACTACCACTACTACAATCAGGTTCGGGTCACCGACGCGATGGCGACTGCCTCGTCGGTTCGCACGTTCGGTTCGAAAATGTACGGTGTCGACGGTCGACTGCTGCGCTTTTCAGCAATCAACAACCCGATGAACTGGACGCCGCCCACCGGCACGACCAATGACGGATCCGGCTACATCGATCTGTCAGCGCAAGACGCCGACTCGACCAATCTCGTCGGGCTTGAAGTCTATCTTGGCAACATGGCGATTTTTTCCAACCTGTCGACGCAGATCTGGAAGCTCGACCCCGACCCATCGCTTAACCAATTTATCCAGCTTCTGCGCTCGACCGGACTGCTTGCGGCGCATGGGCTCGTGCAGTTCGGTCAGGACGTGCTCTACGTGTCGTCACACGGCGTGCGCTCGCTCAAGGTGCAGAATGTTTCATTGACCGCCGGCACGACCGACATTGGCACGCCGATCGACGAAATTTTCCGGCAATTGCTTATTCAGAATGGCGCAGCTTGGTTTGCTGGCGCGCGCACCCTGATTCAGCCCCGGAGCGGTCGGGTGATGGTGGTGTTGCCAGACCGAATCTACATGCTGTCGACTTTCCAGGAGCCGGCGATCACCGCCTGGAGCAGTTTCGACGCGCCATTTAATTTTGTTGACGCTTGCGTCGCCGACCCTTGGGTGCTGATGCGGGGCAGCGACAACAATTTGTACATGTACGGCAGTGACGTCACGGCGGCGTATGACAACACCGAAGCGGAAGTGATCACCCCTGCGTTGTCGTGCGACAGTTCGTCGAAGAATAAGATCTTTCATTCGTTCGACGTCGGCGCGGAGGGCACCTGGACGCTGTCGGTCGGTTGCGACCCGAACAATCAGGACACTGAAGAGGATGTCGCGACGTTCACCGGCTCGACGTTCATCAACCCGACAATGAGCATGCCGGAGACGAGCACCCACATTTCGCTGCGCTTCCGCACCACAGACGCCAGTCGGGCCCGCATCGGCCAGGTCAACTTGATCTTCGACGACGGGAGCACGGATTGATTGGCGGCCTGACGCAATACGGGCTTGAGTTCGTGCTCGGCAATTTACGCGACGCCGACGAAGCGGAGATGCGCGCTACCGTTTACCAGGGCAGCGCGGAGGCGACCGCCAAACTGATCGCCTCGGTTCCGGGGCCAAAGTGGGAGGCGCGGGCCGACAAGGATGGCGAGCCTGTCGCGGTGGGCGGCTTTGTTCCGACCTGGCCTGGGGTTGGCTCTGGCTGGATGGTCGGCACAGGTCGGTGGGATGAGGTGATCATCGAGGTGACGCGGGCGATGAAACAGCATATTTTGCCCGCGCTGGACGCCCGCGGCGTGCATCGTGTTGAGTGCCGCGCCATGGAAGCCAACGTCGCTTCGATCCGCTGGCTGGAGATGCTGGGGTTCAAGCGGGAGGCCGTCATCGCCCAATTCGGCCAGGGGCGCGAAGATTTCGTTCTTCTTGCGCGGGTGACGGGCGATGCGCCCAGCGTCCATTGATCGAGGCAAGCTGAAGCTTCGTGTCGGCAGGGTCACCGACGTCCGGCCTCTGCTGGATAAATATGGCGCGCACTATTTTCACGAGGCGGGCTTCGACAGGTTCTCGTCGTTCGACATCGAGCGCGCCGCGCGCGAAATGACCAAGCAGATTCGCTGCGGCGACACCCCCTTCATTCTTGCCGAGCTCGATGGCGAGATCGTCGGCATGGTGAGCTGGACGGTGAGCCACGTTTTCACCGCCAAGCCGATTGCGCTTCTGTGGATGATCTACGTGATGCCGCCGCATCGGAAGAGCGCGATCGGGCGTTTGCTTGTCGCGTTCGCGACCGACATCGCCAAGCAGGAAGGCGCATGCGCTTTCTTTGCCGTCATCCCGCCCGTTTCGCTGGCGGCCAGGGGTCTGTGCAATCTTTTTCGTCGCTGCGGCTTTGCGCCGATGGGCGGCGCGTTCACGAAAGCGTTGTGAGATGACAGGATCAGCGCCGAGCAACAGCCAAGCGGTCGACTTCGAGAAACAGCAGGCGGCCGAAGCCGACGCGAAAGAGGCTGCCCGGCAGCAGCGGCTGCAGCAGGGTCAAACCCTGATCGACCAGATTTTTAATGGCGCGCCGGTGATGAAGTCCACCTCGACGCCGTTCGACTGGTCGAGCTTCTCGCCGCTTAAGAAGGGCAGCGCGCCTGCGGGCTACACCGCCGTTCAGATCCCCGGCGGGACGTCTGCGTCAGGCGCTGCTGATGCGATAAGATCATCGTCGCCCTCCGGCTTCATCACTCAGGACGCTCAAGGGAACTACACTCGGGGCGGTTCGAACGTGGCGAGCCCCGCATGGGGGCTTAGGGACGCCAGCGGAAAGATTTACAAGCAGGGCGACCCGCTGAGCATCACGACGCAAACCCCGACAGGTCAGACCACTGGCGGTTTCGACGATGCGTTTTTTGACGCTTACAAGCAGAAGGTGCTTGATTATTATCAGCCGGATGAGCAGCGCCAGTATGATGAAGCCCAGCGCGATCTGAAGTACAGCCTGGCGCGCGCCGGCACATTGGAATCCTCGACTGCGGGCGACAAGCAGGGTGAGCTTGCCTACAATGACGCCCTGCAGAAGGCGAACATCGTCGCCAACGCCAACGCCCAGGAAGGCACTCTCAAGAGCCAGATCCAGGCGAACAAGCAGTCGCTGATCAATCAGCTCTATTCGACCGAAGATCCGACCTTGACTGCGAACCTGGCGGAGTCGAGCGCCGCCGCTTCCAGGTTGCAAAACCCGACGCTGACGCCGGCAGCTTCACTGTTCGCGCCGGCGCTGAGCGCGGCTGGGGCGGTGGGCAATTATTTGACCAGCCCTTACGGTCTTTATGGCAGTGGCGGCAGCAGCGGCGCTGGCGGCACCCCGTCGGTGCGACCGGCCAATGAATCGTCCGGCAAGCTTTCATCCGGCGGCTGGGGATAACAGGAGGCGACCATCTGCACGCCAATCGCAGCACTAGCGCTCGCCGGGTCAGCCATTTCCGCTGGCGTGAGCTACGCGGGTCAGCAAGCCACGGTGAACGCTCAGCAGCAGGCTAACGACGACTGGGAGGCGACGCAGAAGGCGGCGGCGGCGAGAGCCGCTGCGGCCGACGAAGCGAACCGGCAAAAGGCGGCGGCGTCGCTCGCTGGCGCTGAGCAAAAGCTTTCGCCGCAGAATCAGACGGAGGTGCAGAAGGGTGCGGCGACCGACCTCACTAGCCAGATGCTGGCGGGCTCGCCGGCGGCTTCTGACTCCAACATCACCCTGCTTGGCGGCACGCCGTCCGACACGTCGGTCAGTTCGGACATGGCGAGCCGGGTCACCAACGCCGCCAGGGAGGCGCAGGGCCGCATCAAGGCGCTGGCGGGCATCACCTCCTATGGCGGCGGCTACCAGGGCATGGGCTCGTCTGCTTCGCAAGCGCTGGCCGATTCGGCGGAGGGGATCAACCTCGCCTCAGACTTCCGCAAGGGCGACACCGCGACGCTCGGGATTACTCAGCAGATCCAGCCGATTCAGTACAAGCAGGGGGCGGACATTGCCGGCACTCTCGCCAGCCAGCTGGGCAGCCTGGCCGGCAACGCTTTCATGAAGGGGGCTTGATCGATGCCCGGCATCTACATCAACGACGGGGGCGGCGTTTCAAGCGCGCTCGGCAACATCCTGGGCGGCATGGCGACCAACCTGGGGCCGGAGGCTGCGGCCAAGGCGCAGCTCCTCAAATTGCAGGCGGAAGCGGCCGACCGCGACAATTGGCTGAAGAGCGCCCAGCAGCGCGGCGTGCTTGACGTGCCCAGCGCGCTTGACGCAGCCAACGCCAGCCCCGGCGCTGCAGCGCCTTTGGCCGACGGCAGCGTCGCGGGCGTGTTGTCGTCGACGGCGCAACCGCCAAGCGATCCGACGGCTCCGTTTGCGCGCGACCCGACACGGAATTTTCCGGCCTATGCAGGCGTGGTCGCCGGCAGTTACGCACAAAATCCATCGATGGAGAATTTCAAGACTGGTCTTGACCTCGGCCGCGACATCACTCAGGGGCCCGGTCACGACTTCGCGACACAGAACGAGATCGCGAAGGC